GTAAACGATATGCTCACACAGCATAGAAGCACATAGCTTGACTAATTGCTAATTATCTGATATAATTATATTATGAATCCATTACACGAATATTTTAAAAAGAATTTTGAAGTAAAGACTTTTACTCATGTTCCCTTACCCACAAAATCAATTGAACTTACAACCGAGACTATAAAAGGTAAAAGATTTTATGTTTTGCCTGATGGTAAAAAGTATCCATCTATTACAACTGTGCTATCGGAAAGAGGCAATGAAGGTATAACCAAATGGCGTGAGTCAGTAGGTGAACAAGCTGCAAATACTATTATGAGAAGTGCAGCCAAGAGAGGTACAGCTGTACACACACTAACTGAGGACTATCTTAACAATAGAGAGTTATCAAAACAAGATGTTTTACCAACAGCGCTTTTTAGCATACTAAAAACTGAGCTAGATAATATAAATAATATTGTACTACAAGAAGGAACTTTATGTAGTCACAAGTGGGGCGTTGCAGGTCGTGTTGATTGTATCGCTGAATTTAATGGTAAACTTTCAGTAATAGATTTTAAAACCTCAACGAAAGAGAAGAAGGAAGAGTGGGTAGAAAACTACTTTATACAGACCTCTGCTTATTGTGAAATGTACGAAGAAATGTACGGACAACCTATCGACCAGATAGTTATATTAATAGTAACCGAAGAAGGTGCAACTCAAACTTTCGTAAAAAATAAAAAGGATTATTTACCTCTCCTCAAGCCCGCCATAGAGGAGTTTCATAGAAAGTTTAAAGATGAAAAACAAGATACTAGATAACCTACCTGCAATATTTGTTGCTTTAGTTTTTCTATTTAGTATGACACTTACATTTAATCACGCAAAAGCTGACGATAAACAATTAAAATATAATTTACAATTCATGTCGTATCCAATGATGTGTGGTTTACCAGAGGACGTGGATAGATATATAAAAGATAATGAGTTTACACCTGTCAATGTAAGTTTTGGTAAAGAGAATGCTAACGAAAACGGTAATATAGTTTTTGCTATAACGTATTACATTAACGATAAACATCAAACATTAGCAGTAGCAGAAACACCAAGTGATCCATACAAGTGTATGATATTTCATACCTTTGATATGCAATTAAATCCTAAGTTAGGTAAAGGCATAACCCTATAATATGAATGAACAACTATATACAAATATATAAAAATGCAATAAGTGATGAGTATTGTGATGAACTCATTAACAAGTTTGAAATTGAATCTAACAAAGAGACCTACGATCAAGGTCCTATGTCATTTACACAGGTCAACCTAAATAAAAACAAATGGCAGGGTGACATAGAGAGATTATCATCCGTATTCACAAAATATCTACAACAATATAAAAATGATTGTGTTATCACAAGTCAGATGTGGCCAAAGAAATATGCCTTTGAAGAAATAAGGTTAAAAAAATATCTAGCAAATGGCAAAGATCGTTTTGATCCTCATGTTGATTCTATTAGTTTAGAAACGGCAAAGAGATTTCTAGTGTTCTTTATTTACCTAGATAATAATCAAAGAGGTGAGACTAATTTTCCACAACTAGGGTTAGCGTCACCATGTGTTAAGGGTTCCTTATTAATGTTTCCACCACTTTGGCCATGGTTACATCAAGGAATGGCACCGATAGATACGCCGAAGTATATGGTCGGTAGTTACCTACACTACACGCTTGACAATAATCAATGAATGATGTATAATAGACGTATTAATGAGTGATTTGACACCCAATAAATTCGCTTTTATCATAGAAAACATGGTAAAAGATAAGAAGATTAGTTATATGGATGCTATTCTAGAGTATTGTAAAACTCATGAGATAGATCCTAGTAATACCAAATCAATGATTAATAAAACACTAAAAGAAAAGATTGCTTACGAAGCACAAAACTTAAATATGTTGAAGGAGAAGGTAGCAAAACTACCATTATAATTATGTTTGATGATAAAATAAATACACAAGTGCCCTTTGTTAATTTTAGAGTAAGAGAATTAGGCGAATGGGTTGATACAGATACAAATACTTACTTTAAAGATAAGAGAGTTTTAGTATTCTCTTTACCAGGTGCGTTTACACCCACATGTTCAAATCAACAATTACCAGGTTATGAAAAACAAGCAAGTGTTTTTAAAGAACACGGCATAGATGAAATTTATTGCATGTCAGTAAACGATTCTTTTGTCATGAATGCTTGGGCACAAGATCAGAATCTAGAAAATGTAAAAGTCATACCTGATGGTAATGGTCAGTTTACAGAGGAGATGGGAATGCTTTGTCAGAAAAGAGACAAGTGT